ATGCGACGTTTCGCCGGGCAGGTTTTCGAAATTCAGGGGAATCCGGAAAAACTAGCCAAAGTGACCCAGGTCGCGTGCATATTGGGAGCAAAGGCACTCCGTGGAACTGTTATGTCTATGCAAGACAAAATCGGAACGAACCACGGGAGGAAAACACGCATGAGGGACCTGGAAACCATCTCCGATTGCGGGCCAATGGACTGGCACGCAGCCCATGAACTGGGCCAGTTCATTCCGGAACTCGACAGCCGGGAACAGGCCGTGAAGATCCTGGCCGCTGCCAAAGAACTGGACGGAACCGTGCTTTCGGTTCACGGATATGACATCGAATATGACGCCGAGCATCAGGGATGGGTCGTGATGTTCCCGGAATCCCTGTAAGGGGAATCAGGTGCGACTCAGGTCGCACCTGATTCGGGAGCAAAACACGGATCGTGGACTGTTCCTACAGATGTAAGACAATCCGGAAAACACCGAACCAATCCATTAGGAGAACTGCCATGCCCAGCCGTGCCCAGAAGTCCGCGTCCGCTGCCAAGAAGACCAACGCCACCACGACCACCAGCGAGGAGAACGCCATGCCCAAGAACACTGCTACCGAGAACACCGGCACGACCAGCGAGGAGAACACCACCGTGACCGAGAACACCAACGCCAGCGGGACCGTCGGCAGCGTGGAAGCCCAGGCCGACGAACCGATCACGGTGAACATCGCCCTCGCGATTAAGATCGTGCCCAGTACCTGGACGCCCGTGGGCGAGGTGGCCGACCCCCGTGACGTGCTGGTCCGGAAGATCATGCTTGAGAAGTCGGTCGACGAGTCGAAGGCCGGACAGCTGGCCGACTTCATGATCGAAAACGGCCTGGCCGACCTGCTCGCCAAGCCCAGCAACGGTGCGGGCGTCAACGAAGTGCGGCGTGACATCCGCGAGTACGTCCGTGACCATGTCGCGCTCATGACCCCATTCGCGAACGCCACGGTCGAGCTCAACGAGGCACGCCGGACCAACCACAAGCCGAAGGATGCCGACAGCAAGTGACAGCTGGCGACGGGGCCGGGGGCGCGCCTATCGCCCCCGACCCCAAGAATCAGGCTATCGAGGAGCTGGCGCACGTCGCGCGTGCGCTGCTCTCCGACCGTAAGGACCTGCCGGGCGTCGTCCGCGTGGCACTGGAGAACAAAATCGATTACTACGCCGCGTTCGGGACGTACTAGCCCGGCGCGATCCGGAAGCACGGCCAGCCAGCCTGGCCGTGCTTCTTTCATGTCCGGGGACTGTCGAGAGCCCCCGGGAGCGCAGGAACGTGAGCGGCGAGAATCGGGCGGACGGGACACGCCGCCGGGGTCACGGCCGTGGTGTCTGTCTCCGGCCTGGCCCGTTGCCGGTCGCGGTCGGCAGTGGACAGGAGCGCGCTTGGCGGCACGTGCCCCGAAAGGGCCTGGCTACTTCCTGAACAGGCGGTAAGCCGCGGCCGGGAGCGTTTCCTTCCGCATCGCGTCGGCCTCCTCGATCCCGAGCTCGATCAGGTCCAGCCAGTCATTCCAGTCACCGGACTGCGGGTGCCTGTAGCCCGTGACCAGCCCGGCCAGCACGTACAGCGGAGTCATGGGGTGACCGGCCTGGGCACCGGAGCCGAACACTACGTCCTCCAGGTACGAGAGCGCGTCATCCTCGGCGACGTTCGACTTCTTGGCCACGACCCGCGCAGCGCTTTTGAGATCCGCGGCGGTTGGCCAGCGTTCGGCCGACTCGATCACCACGTATGCAGCGGCCTGGACAGCCAGCGTCATGACCTGCTCCGCTACGCTCTGACCCGCTTCCGTGATCTCCCGGGCCATGTCGGACTCGCGATTGTGGATGGCGTGTCCCGTGAGCGAGCGGAACGTCTCTTCAGTCTTCGGGTCGATCACTGTGATGGTCCTTCCATAGCTTCTTGCCCCACGCGAATGCGGCGACGCCCAATGTAGCGCCAGCCCCTATAAGCCCTTGTTCTCCTGTGGTCAGGGTGTGCGTTACCGCCCCGATTGCTTCCCCTCCGCCGAGGAGTCCGGCCCCCACGGATACGGCTTCGGTGCTGGGCATCTTTATGTGCCGCCCGCGTTTCTCCGGCTCGTCCTCCGCTGCCCTGTCCGGAACTTCCTTGGAGTCGAGCACATCGGCATCGTCCTCGGCTTCACGGGCTTCACGGGGCTTGTCGCCGCGTTCTTTCGCCAGCTCCCCTTGTAGGTATCCGATCAGGTCATCCTTGCGTTCCAGGCGTTCCTCAAGGGCCTCGATCCGGTCGTCGCGGTGCTCGATCTGCTGCTGTAGCTTCTCGATCCGCTCGGCCTGCTTGTCGGCCTTCTCCGTGATCTCCGCGAGCTTGTCCGTGGCTTCCGGGACATCGGTGCTCTCGGCCCGGTCGGTGCCCTCGGCTTTGCCCTCCGGGGCCTTGGCGGCGTCCTGGATGCCGCGTACCGATGCACGGAGTTGGTCAGGCGGCATGGGCGGTGGGTCGCCGCTGTCAGCCGATGCCCTGAACTTCTCCAGCGAGGCTATGTACCGCTCGGCCTTCTCCGGGTCTTTGACCGTGGCGCGTATCTGGTCGTCGTCGGCTCTGCGCCGCTCTCGCACTTCCTCGGCCGTGGGCGGTGCGGCCTGCTGATTGTCCCTGGCCCCGGCGGCTCTCTGGTACCGCTCCGCGAAGTCGCGCCGCTCGGCGTCAGTCCAGTTGTAGGTGTTCCTCGGGGGCCGTGGCAGCCCCTCGCCGTTCTCATGTGGTCTGTCGCTGGCGGCGCCGGGCTTGTCCCACCCGCTCATCTGTCACTGTGCTCCTGCATCGATCTTGGCGGCCCCCTGGCAAACAAACCATAACATCAATTCGTAGCTGAAGGCTACCAAATAGACACATATCGTAGCCGTCGTGGCCGCCGATCGCAGGGCATCCGCCATCATGGGCACATGCCTGCACAGGACCGCCGCCGCTTCCCCAAATGCGGCCGCGTTTTCGACGGCACGGAATGCACCAGGAAAGGGGAGCACCTGTGCGAGGCCCGCGCCCGGCATGCCGCCGCGTTCTTCCGCGAACTCCTCGTCCACACCAAGGGCGACTACGCGGGACAGCCGTTCATCCCCGCCCCGTGGGAGATGGACGAGGTCATCCGCCCGCTGCTCGGGACGGTGGTCTGGGATCCCGTGCGCCGCCGTTACGTGCGCCGGTACCGGGAGCTGTACCTGTCCACGGGACGCAAGAACGGCAAGACGGAGCTGATCGCGGGCCTGATGCTCTACCTTCTCGTCGGGGACGGGGAAGCCGGGGCGGAGCTGTACGGGCTGGCGCTGGACAAGGACCAGGCCGCGCTGGCGTGGCGGGTCGCGGCACGGATGGTCGAGCTGTCGGAGACCCTCAAAGCACGCCTGATGGTGGCCAAGGGCGCCAAGCGGATCGTGGACGAGACCTCGGCGTCGTTCTTCGCGGTGACCGCCGGAGACGCGCTCGGGGCGCTCGGATCGAACCCGCACGCCGCCTACATCGACGAGCTGCTGACCCAGCCGGACCGGGAGATGTACGACGCGCTGCGGACGGGCTTCGGTACCCGGTCCCAGCCGCTGCTGATCCTGGCGACCACCGCCGACAACGACCCGGCAGGGTTCGCCGCTGCCGAGCGCGAATGGTCGGAGAAGGTCCTCGAAGATCCCGACCTTGACCGTGCCCGCCTGGTCGTGCTGCACGCGGTCCCGAAAGATGCCGACTGGGCCGACGAGGCGAACTGGTATCTCGCGAATCCCGGGCTCGGCGATTACCTCGACATCCGGATCCTGCGCGACGAGTTCGCCAAGGCGATGAAGAACCCGGCCGAGGAACGGGCGTTCCGCCAGTACCGGCTGAACCAGCAGTCCACGCGGGCCGGGCGGGCCATCGACATGACCGTCTGGGAGGTCGGCGCGGTGCCGTCGCCGGTGCCGCTGCGGGGCCGGGACTGCTGGGCCGGGCTGGACCTCGCGTCCACGTCGGACCTGGCCAGCTATGCGCTGGACTTCCCGGACGGGAAGGGCGCGCATGACGTGCTGTGGCGGGTGTTCTGCCCGGAGTCGGCGGTCCCGTCCCTGGACCGGCGGACCGGCGGGAAGGCATCGGCCTGGGCTCAGGCCGGGGTCCTCACGGTGACCGAGGGGAACGTCATCGACTACGAGGCGATCAAGGTCGCGATGCGGGCCGACGCCGAGACCTACGAGATACGCGAGGTCGCGTTCGACCGGTGGGGCGCGACCCAGCTCTCATCGGAGCTGATCGAGGAAGGGTTCCCGCTGATGCAGACCGGGCAGGGGTTCGCGTCCATGGCGGCGCCGACGCGGGAGTTTCTCCGGCTGATCGCGGGCGGCCTGTACCGGCACGGCGGGAATCCCGTGGTTTCCTGGCAGGCGGGGAACCTCATCGTGCGCACCGATCCGGCGGGCAACATGAAACCAGACAAGCAGCGCAGCAGCGAGAAGATCGACAGCATGGTTGCGGCGATCATGGCTCTGGACCGTGCCCTTCGGGCCGCCGCCGCGCCATCGGAACCGGACTACATCGCCGCCGGATGGTAGGGAGCGAGACGACATGGCAGACGAGACCGAGATCAGGCGGCTGCGGAGTCTCGCCGCCCGCAAACTCGACTTCCAGACCGGCCGTGCGGCCCGGTTCCAGCGGTACTACGACGGGGACCAGGACGTTCCGGCGATCCTGGACACCGAGGAGCGGCAGGCATTCCGCCGGTTCCTGGACGAGGCCCGCGCCAACTGGTGCGAGCTGGTCGTCAACGCGGTGGCGGAGCGACTCCAGGTCGTGGGATTCCAGTTCGACGGGGCCGAGGACATCGTCTCCGACATCTGGCAGGCATCCAGGATGGACGCGGACGCCGAGCTGGTCCAGACCGATGCGCTGATCACCTCGTCGGGGTTCGTGCTGGTCCAGGCCGACGAGGACAACCCGACCGGCGTGTCGATCACCCCGGAATCCCCCTATGAGGCGTGCGTCCTGTACCAGCCGGGAAACCGGCGCCGCCGGATCGCCGGGTACAAGCGATGGACCGACACCGACACCGGGATCACGACCGAGATCCTCCTCACCCCGGACGCCGTCGTGACATGGGAGGGACCGCCGACATCGGAACCGGCCATCGAGGCGAACCCGTCCGGGGTCGTCGGCATGATCGAAGTCATCCCGCAGCCGCGGACCTACGGTCTTCCCCGGTCCGAACTGCACTCGGCGATCAAGATCCAGGACCGCATCAACACCACGCTGTTCAACCGGCTGGTTGCCACCGACTACGGGGCATTCCGGCAGGTGTGGGCCAGCGGCATCAAGGTGGCACGGCAGGTCATCGGATGCGACGACGACGGGAACCCCATCGAGCGGCCGGTCAGGCCCTACAACGTCGGCGCGAACCGGCTGCTCGTCGCGGAAAACCCGCAGGCCCGGTTCGGGGCGCTGGCCGAGTCGACGCTGACGGGGTACCTGTCATCGGTCGAGCAGGACGTCAACCACCTGGCCGCGATCACCCAGACCCCGCCCCACTACCTCCTCGGGCAGATCATCAACGTGAACGCCGACGCGATCAAGGCTGCCGAGGCCGGGCTGGTCGCCAAGGTCGGCCGCCGCGCCCGGCACATCGGGGAATCGTGGGAAGAGGCCATCCGCACCGCCCTGTCGATCATCGGGCATCCGTCCGCCGTGGACCTGAGCGCCGAAGTGATCTGGGCCGACCAGGAGACCCGCTCCGAAGGCCAGCGGGTGGATGCTCTGGTGAAGATGGGCACGCTCGGCGTGCCGCGCGACGTGCTGTGGCAGCGGTGGGGCGCCACGCCGCAGGAGATCGAGCGGTGGCACCAGATGGCCGCCGAGCAGGCCGCCGAGGATGCCTCCGCGCAGGCCGCCGCGTTCGGCCTGCCCGGCGCCGCCACTTATGAGGCCGCGCTGACCGGCCCCCCGCAGGGCTAGCCGGTGCCGCCCGTCCAGCGGCGCGCCGGGCGCCTCGTCCCGC